CAAAATACCAGTCCCGACAGCCAAGTCCATAAAGGATTCATGGACCTCTTGGCTAAAATTAGAGTTTTGAAGTATTTCAAAAACATACTCTGTTACTTCATCAAGCTCATTATCAACAGCTTCCCGCTCTTGAGGATCAACCTCAGATCCAGAAACAAAGTCAGCCCAACGCGCATAGTTGGGAACTATGCCTGATTGTAACCTGCTTGCAAACTCTTGGGTGCCAACAACGGCAGTTTCATCAAAGATCTTCTCATCACGCCTTTGACCATGTTCCTCGTAATAAAAAGATTCACGCTGCGGCAAAGCATATTCATAGCACTCTTCAAACAGAGAAACCCATTGCTCTCGAAACGCCTTCGCTGTTCGATACTTTTCTATATAATGCTTTGCCATATTCATTAGTCAAAACGCCCCAAGAAACCAGAAGAACCACCAGCGCCACGCATTCCTGTTCCTCTATAGAAAAGAGAACGGCGTCCAGTGCCGCCACGTCTGCCTTCATCGGCAGTACGCTTTTCCAATGCTTCCGTTATATCTTCACGTTTTTTCTTTGCGCGCTTTTCAGCTTCTTCGCGCTGAGTATCTTCGGCTTCTACGCGCTGTTCAGCCGCAGCTTTTTCTTCTTTTTCACTAGGGCCACCGCCCCCACCACCAAAACACATAGCAAATCTCCTTTCAAACCTTCCTATTCACAAAGCCAAAATAAAATCAACGCACAAATTGAAAGCGAGGAGATTTCTTAGGCCGTGAGAAAAGATCAAACTTCCTTCCAGCAACAACTGTTCTTGCTGGTTTTTGCGTGTTCATTAGCGCGCGCCCTTCACCCGCACCAAGAAAAAGATACTGTGCAGCATCGTGAACATGAGAAAACATATTCTTATCTGGCTTATCAGCATAACGCTCGCCAGCAACTTCCATTCTCTTATAGGCATAACCACCTTCAAAGCCTTTAATAAGCTGGGGGCAACGCCTGTCAATTAAAAGGGCTGGCTTGCCTTCAACCATCTTGGTCAGCTGGGAAGAGACAGCCTCAAGTCGAAGATCCACAGAGTTGGAAGGCGCAGGGAACGCCCTCAAGCCAGCCCCACGCAGAATGTGAAACGGGGTTGATTCATCAGTCTGCGCCCTAAAGTCACCAGAAGGATCTCCATAAATTATAACCTCAGATGCCGCAGCAAACCGTGTTGATAATTCATTCCTAAGAACCTCGGCAAAACGTACAATCCCCATATCAATAGCAACAATTTCAGATTGAACAAACCATCTGCCGCGTACCTTTTGGGCAAAGACAGCAGCGGGTGTCAATCCAAAGTCTATACCAACATAAACAGGAAGCTGTGCAGCAACAGGTATTTCTTCTTTCGCTATATGAACATCTGAAGCAAACATCGGATATACTGGCTTTCCATCTTGAATGTGACCCAAACGGTTCATCACATATACATCAATCCAGCTTTTTGTCTTACCGCGTATTAGATTTGAATAATAGCCGCGAAGAATGTTCTTCTGGTTCTCTGCTTTGGGATTGTCTTTGTAATCCTCTATTTCACCTTCTTCATTTTTAGATTCGAGCATTCCAGCAGGTTGGGTGAAAAAACTCCAATTGTCTGGTTTGACCAACATCTTAGCTTGCTCACGCGGTATATGATCTGGGATTGGAACCTCACCAGACATAATAGGCCACCAATGATCTTCTTCGGGCGCGTTGGTATCGGCAATAACGCCAGTCCAAGAAGGACCGCCATCACGCATAGAAGGATAACGCCCAACACGCATCGTACAGGCATCAATAATCGACTTAGGAATCTCGCGCGCCTCGTTGATCCATATACCTGTGAGTTCAAGAGAAAGGAGTTTCTTAACATCCTCAGGGCGGTCAAGAGCCAAGAAAATAACTTCAAGATCAATGTCTCCCTTTCTAATGTGGTGCGTGTATGGCACTGACCAATGAAACTTGCCCCAATCGGATTCTGGAAACCAATCAAGCCAAGTCTTTATTGTTGTTGTTCTAAGTTGCGGATTGGTGTTTCGGATAATAGCCCATCGGCTTTTGCGTATTCCGTCTGACCCCTTTTGTTGAACCAGCGCGCGCCGAAAGACCTCAACGCAACAGCCAACAGATTTACCAGAACCAACAGGGCCACGAATACCACGAAAGAACGTATTGTCTTTCATAAACTGTTTTAGCACCTCGCCATCAGGCTTGTACTTAAAGTCAATCATCTTAACCCCTGATCAACCCCTGTTTTAATCATGCATTCCGCAACATCAGGACCAATGTTGTCAATAACATTATCAAGCATATAGTTTGTAACATAAGACGCGCCATGCTTTTCATCAAAATGTTGAAAGTGAACCCGCTTAACAATACGGCGCAACATCTCCAACTCTTCTTGCTTTAAGCTGTTTACAAAGCTCACGTTCTATACTTCCTTACCTTCCGAGCAATCGCTTTCGGTTGAGCCACAAACTGCTTACCCTTTGCCTTACCCTCTCGTTTAGCTCTGGTTGTAGCTGCATATTCAGAAGGACTAAGAGCAGCAATAGCCGCGCTAGGTAAGTACCGCTCACCAGTCTCACTAGACTTCTTGCCAGACTTGGTTCGCCACTTCTGCTTTCCCCAATCCAGCAAAGATTTCTGAGAAGCTTTCATAGCGCTTTCTTTGTTGTTAAGATAGTCTTAGAAGAAGGATCAACTTTCTTTCCCCTATAGTCAGTTGTCGTTCCGCTACCAAAGCTATATCCAGTCTTCTTCATGTCTTCGACTTTTTCAATATAGTTTTTTAGCTTACGCTCTTTAGCTTCCAGCTTTGAGCTAGATTCACCACCGCGCAAAAGTCTAATGCCACGGCGAAGAAGCTGAATAGCCGCAGTCGGCGTTGTTAAAACAGCATCCGCTAATTTAGGATCGTCTTTAACAGTAGGCAGCTTAGGAATACTGCGAAGCTCTTTCTGAACATCTTTCAAAAGAGTCTTAGCTCTTTCTTGTGCGCGAGTTGTTCCATCCATCAAGTATAACCTCCACCACGCTTCTTGTATTCCTTCGAAAGCAACTGCGCCTTCCGCGCCGACCACTGACCAGCAGCAGTCCCATGCGTTGCCTTCGCCTTAATTCTGCGAAACAAAGAAGCCCTCATCTTAGGTTTAGTATAATTGCCAGCCTCATTTACCGCCATTGATATACTTACCTTCCATGTCCCACTTCCGCTCTATCCGCTTGGCTCTGCTAAGAAGAGACTTATACTGAGGATTCCTGTCACGAATGTAAGTCGCAACATCCATCATCACATTATGATAACGCCGCAACCACTTGTTCGGCTGATCCTCATCCGTTACCTTGTCAGGAATATCAAACGCACTCATCTGCTTTAACAGAGTGTCGTATCGCTTCTCTTCACTCACTTGCTCTTAGCCTTTATAATCTTCTTCTTCAAAGCAGCAGGAAGTGTCTTCTGCTTTTTAGTCAACATAGTCTTCTTAGGACGACCAACCTGACTCCCATAAGTACCTTTACCCATCGGCATTGCTAACTACCTCCATTCATACGAAGCAAAGAACGAACCTGCATACCACCCTTGCGAACCTTCGGAACATCAGTCAACTGTTGATCCCGCTCTGGACCCTCACCAACCTGAGTCGAAGGCAAAGGTCCATAATCCTTCTTCATCTCCTGATAAAATTCATCAGCAGTCTTAGTCTTCTTCTTACCGCCACCAAAACACATTACGTTTTCCTATGCCTCTTTGCAAAGTTGCGCGCCGCCTCAACACTGCCAAAACCCCAAGCCTTCAATGCTAAAGCCTTCCGCGTAGGACGTCCCTTCTCATCCTTCATCGGACCCTTCATCCCAGCAAACCGCGCAGCAAAAGAAACCTTGCGCGCCATCCTCTTAGATCCAGCAGCAGGAGTATCACCAACAGGCGCTTGCAAATTAGCACCTTCCGTGCGCCTGAAATAAGCACGACCCGCAGCATTCAATCCACCTTCAGGATTCTGATACTTCTTGGCGACCATAGCCAACACTCCGCAATGCTAACTTAACCTTAGACATATCGTCCTTCGGTGGTTGCTTCTCTGGATTCTTCTTAAA